AATAAGTGGAATAAAATGGACGAAAACACACATAAAATAACAATTTTTCAAACAATTAAGGATACCTCAACACCATTCTTTCGTAATGTAGAGGTGGTATTATCAAGAATTAAGCAAGGTAAATGCAAGGAATTAGTAGAAGGTATACGTAAGGAGAAGGATAAGGAGAAGAGGAATGAATTAAAGAAACAACTACCTGCTATATGTTTCTCTGGTGAGTTTAACAAGAGAGCCGATAGCTCTATTATTAACCATAGCGGTTTAATCTGTCTAGACTTTGATGACTTCAAGAACAAGGCATCGCTAACTAAGAAAAGAAAATTGCTAGAGGCTGATAAGTTTAGCTTTTCGGTATTTACCTCACCAAGTGGTAATGGAATAAAGGTGTTGGTTAAGATACCTAGAGATATAGATAATCACAAGCAGTACTTCCAAGCACTAGAGGAACATTACAGCTGTGAGTACTTTGACACCACTTGTAAAAACATATCTAGGGTTTGTTATGAGAGCTACGACAAGGACATTTATGTTAACCCTAAGAGTAAGTTATGGGATAAGATAAAGGTAGACACCCAGGAACAGATAAGTACTAACACGGGGCGTTTAACTATTAAGGTAGATGACGATGATGAGGTAATAAATAGGCTAACTACTTGGTGGGAGTCTAAGTATGGGATGATAGATGGTCAGCGAAACAATAACCTATACATATTAGCGGCAGCCTTTAATGAGTTCGGTATAGACCAAAACATGGCAACCTTTGTAATGAAGAGGTTTCACATGCAGGACTTCCCTGAGTCAGAGGTTAAGCAGATTATTAATAGTGCATACAAGAACGTCCATAACTTCAACACAAAGTTCTTTGAGGATAAGGAACGAGTGAATCAGGTGAGGGATAAGATAAAACTAGGTGTGCCAAAAAAAGAAATCCGTTCTCAACTGATTGACGCTGGGGTTGAGGACGATGTAGCTGATGCTGTAATATCAGAAAAAGAGAAGGATGCTAACAGCTTACAATTCTGGCACAAGAGTGATAAGGGGGTGGTGTCAATGATACATATTATGTTTAAGAATTTTCTACAAGATAGGGGGTACTACAGGTACTACCCTGATGGTGGGGATAACTTTATATTCATTAAGGTTAAGAGTAACAGGGTTGACAACACCACAGAGGTAGAGATTAAGGATGATGTGTTGGATTACCTACAAGAGCTTGATGATTTGAGTATATATAATCACTTCGCTGATAGGACAAGGTATTTTAAGGAGGACTTCTTATCGCTACTAGACCCTAAGGAGATACCTTTCTTAAAGGATGATAAGGATACGGCATATATATACTACCGCAACTGTGGGGTTAAGGTTACTAAGAATGGGTTAGAGATTATTGAGTATGAGAACCTTGGTGGTTACGTGTGGAAGGACCAGATAATTGATAGGGACTTTGATATGTGTAACTCTGACGATTGTGACTACAAGACATTTATAAGTAATATATCTAATGGTAATCAGGGACGGATAAACTCAGTTAGGAGCACTATAGGTTTTTTATTACATGGTTATAAGGACAAATCATTCTGTCCTGCCGTTATAGTTAACGATGAGGTTATATCGGATAACCCTGAAGGGGGAACAGGAAAAGGTTTACTGGTCCATGGAATCTCTGAGCTAAAGAAGAATATTATCATCAATGGTAAGGAGTTTGCTTTTGATAAGTCCTTTGCCTACCAGTTAGTGTCTGCTGATACGCAGATACTTACATTTGATGATGTGAGGAAAAACTTTAGTTTTGAGAATCTATTTAGTGTAATAACCGAGGGTATAACACTAGAGAAAAAGAATAAGGATGCTATCAAGATACCATACGAGCACTCACCGAAGGTGGTGATAACTACTAACTATGCTATTAAAGGTAAGGGTAACTCTTTTGAAAGAAGGAAGTGGGAATTAGAACTTACTAGGTATTACTCAAGTGACTTTACACCATTGGATGAGTTTGGTAGGTTGTTATTCGATGATTGGGATAAGGATGAATGGTGTAGGTTTGACAACTACATGTTAGATAATCTAAGGTACTACATAGAGAAAGGTTTTGTTAGGAGTCAGTTTAAGAACCTCAACACCAGGCGATTTATTGCTGAGACCAATCATGAGTTCTTTGAGTGGGCTACCGATAAGGATACATTACTTCTTAATAAACGACTATACAAGAGTGATGAGTATAATAGTTTTATATTAGAGTATCCCGACTACAGTAGAAAGTTATCCCGTAAGATGTTTACCAAATGGTTAAAGTCTTATGGTGTATATAAGGCTGGTAAGGAACCTAGTGAGGGAAGGGATAATATAGGTAGATACCTAGAGATAGTAGTAAAGGAAGATGATGGGGTTATGTTAAATGATGAATCAGATTTATTTTAATTATGGATGAGTTAGATATTATAAGAAACTTTGAATTAGCGATGTATAATTCTTACTACTTCATTACCAAGGAGAAAGGTTTAGAGGATATGATATTTGATAATAAAGTATTCTTTGCTCATGATATCGACCATCCCCCCACTACTAAGGACCTAGAGGAACTAATAAAGTTCTTTGCTGATAAGGATGATTTTGAGAAATGTATTAAATTAAATAAACTAAAAGAAGATGATAAAAATAATTAAAGATATTATTAAAGCTTTAAATGATGACCCTTATTTATTTGGGGCTTGCTATATAATGGTATTGTTTTGGTCTTTAATATTAGTAGCAATAATTTTTTAACTAAAAGAAGATGAGAATAATTAAAAAAATAATAGAGGGTATAGTAATATTATGTATGATAGTAATATCGTTCTATATCTTTGCGAATTTTTTCATCATACTTTTAACATCACTAGCAGGATAACTATGGAATTTAGAGATTATCAAATAGATATTATTGAAAAAGGATGTCGAGTTTTATTAGACAAAGGATTACTATATCTATCAATGGAGGTTCGTACTGGCAAAACACTAACAAGTCTAGGTATATGTGAGAGAGTAGAGGCACGTAATGTATTGTTTATTACAAAGAAAAAAGCTATCAGTAGTATTGATTATGATTATCATTTGTTAAATCCTAAATTTGACATTGAGATTATAAACTATGAAAGTCTACATAAGATACCTAACACTAAGTGGGATGTAATAATATGTGATGAGGCTCATAGTATGGGGGCTTTTCCTAAACCTAATAAACGTACTAAACAGATAAAGGAGTTAATGAAGTCTAACAATGCGATGTTAATACTAATGTCAGGAACACCTACGCCTGAGAGTTTCTCTCAGATGTATCACCAGGTATATTCACACCCTAATAATCCATTTAGTCAATACAGTAGATTCTATCATTGGGCTAAGGATTATGTTAATATCAAAAACCGATACATTAATAGTATGGTTATTAAGGATTACTCTGAAGGTATTAAAACTAAGATACTAGGTGATATGCAACCCTATATGATATCCTACACCCAGAAGGAGGCAGGCTTTAAGTCAGTTATTGATGAGGAAATACTAGAGGTCCAGATGAATGATAAGACGTATGATATGTGTAAAAGGTTGCAGAAGAATTTAGTATTAAAGGGTAAGGAAGAGACCATAGTAGCAGACACAGGTGTTAAGTTAATGCAGAAGCTACATCAACTATTTAGTGGCACCATTATCTTCGATAGTGGCAAATCGTCAGTACTTGATGACACAAAGGCACATTTTATATACGATAATTTCTGTGGCTCTAAAGTTGCTATCTTCTATAAGTTCAAGGCAGAGCTAAAGGCACTGAAGTCTGTATATGGAGATATGTTAACCGATGACCTTGAGGAATTTAATAACACCGACAAATCTATAGCCCTACAAATAGTTAGTGGTAGGGAAGGTATCTCCTTAAAGAATGCAGAATATATACTTTACTATAATATTGACTTCAGTGCTACTAGCTACTGGCAGAGTAGGGATAGGATGACTACGAAGACCCGAACACATAATAAAATCTATTGGATATTTAGCAAGGGTGGTATAGAGTATAAGATATATAAAGCCGTTAACGGAAAAAAGAATTATACAATCTCACACTTTAGAAGGGATTTATTAACTTTGTAGTACCTATAAAAGAATTAAAAGTTATATTTGTTACACAATGACCGAATCGAAACTACAAAAGAAACGAATAACTGAGCTAGAGGCTGAGGGTTACTATGTGATAAAACTAATGAAAACCAATAAGAATGGGATACCCGATATACTAGCAATTAAACCTGGGGCAGATGTATTGTTCTCAGAGGTAAAAGGTAAAAGAGGGGTGGTATCTAAGTTACAAGAGTTTAGAATAAACGAATTAAAAGAACATGGCTTTAAAGCAGAAGTATACAGAGAGGGATAATAGTATTGAACTTGAGATGGGTGTTATCTTTAAACTCACCGACAAGAGCACGGCTATGTGTGACCAGATATTTAATGCTTTAGAGATGATTGATAATAAGTTTAAGGGTCGTAAAGATTTAGGATATAAAATAAAAGCAGATGAGGGTCATGATGAGTTTATTGAAATATCTATTTACTATAAACCTAATGACCAGTATATTGTTTTAGATATTAAAGAAATTAATGTGGATGCTTACTTAGACCACATGAATAACGACAGTTTGTTAGAAACTGATGATAAAAACCTAAGACAAATATTATGACACTTACCCCTGAACAAAAGAAAAATATTCCTCAGTTAATACTGACGGGAAAAACCTTAGAGGATATATCTGAGATGTATAAATGCAACTATGACCAGGCGTGGGACGCATTTGTTGAACACATAAGCGTTCACACAATGTTACCCGTGGATGAGATGGATATGGATGATATGGAATTTTATGTTAAACTTTTAACACAACTAAATTAATGAGTTATTTAAATATATTAAACGGAATAGATACAGAAATAATGAAGAAGAGATTATCATATAATGGTAAGAAAATCTACATCAAATCACTAACAAGTACCTATGCCTTAGTTAGTTACAGTAAGGAAACTAGTAAGGGTAAGTTCAAGGTAGATGTTAAGGAGTTGGTAGAGATTAAATAACCCTGAAAACACAGGTGTTATAACTCATCTATCTGTAGGTGGGACACGGATAACTCGCCTCTAAAAATAAACCCATGAGTATACAACTAAAGGACGTAAATAAGTTAAACTATGTTAATTTTCACATGAGAGAAATTAATGAACATAGTGATAATATATACGAGTCATTAATGGATAATGATATTACTGAGCTCTACAGGAACATAGATAGCTTAGTTAAAATTCTAAATGAAATAAAAAAAACACACAAACATGAAAAACTGTAATGAATTAGCACTGGAGAAATGGAATAATGGAGAGAGGAATAAAACACAGATAGCTAGAGAAGTAAAGGAAGAGCTCGGATTAGATGGTAAGGTAGACCAAATCCGTAAGAACATATCCAAGTATATACGTAGGCGTGAGTCCTCCGCACTCTTTGATGAGTGTGAACAAAAGGGATTACCTTTTGATAATGTCAGTAACTACTGGTATAAAGGTAAACACTTCTCTATACACCTTAAGGGCGATAAGGCTCCCACGTATGAGGAGATACGTGAGGACCTAATTAGTGACCTAAAAAAATACTCACCTAAGTTTCCGAAGATTAAACGCACCCCTTGTAAAGATGGACACCTACTAGTGGTAGACCCTGCCGATATTCACATTGGAAAACTAGCTAGAGCTATAGAGGGTGAGGAATACAACACTAGCATAGCCGTGAAGCGTGTTAAGGAGGGCGTACAGGGCATTTTAGACAAATCATCAGGGTGGAACATAGACCAGATATTATTTATCGGTGGGAACGATATTTTACACGTAGATACTCCAAGTAATACCACTACTAGAGGCACCCATCAAAACATGGATAGTATGTGGTATGAGGCATTTCTATCTGCCAAGCGTTTATACGTAGAGTGTCTAGAGATGCTACTAGCGGTAGCTCCTGTACATTTTACTTTTAACCCCTCTAACCACGACTACATTTCAGGGTTTATGTTATCCGATACCATCAGTGCGTGGTTTCGAAACTGCAAGGATATTACATTTGATTGTTCTATTCGTCACCGTAAGTATTTTTTGTATGGTAAAAATCTTATTAGCACCACCCACGGGGATGGGGCTAAGATGGCTGACCTACCATTAATTATGGCTCAGGAGGCTAAGAAGGAGTGGGCTATATCAGACCATAGGTATATATACACCCACCATGTACATCATAAAACATCTAAGGATTTCTGTGGGGTAACGTGTGAGTCTCTGCGTAGTCCATCGGGTAGTGACTCGTGGCATTCTAAGGCAGGATACATAGGGAATCCTAAAGCTGTCGAGGGTTTTTTACACCATAAGGAACATGGACAAATTTCTAGATTGACGCATTTGTTTTAATCTTCGTATTTTACCTCTTTTAACTCTACTTCTTCTAACTCGCCAACCTCTTTTAACTCTGCGTCTTTTATTACGGTTGTTTTTTTAGGTTCACCTAGTAGCTCCTGTAGTTTAGTACTTTTCTTATCTTTAAACATATCTTTTAAGTACATTCTACGTATATCTTTATAAAAAGGAATAAAACCTAAGTTTCCTAATCCTTCTAACACCATTCTTTCTTCTAACTCCTTTTGATATTTAGCTCTAGTTTCTTTTTGGGCGGCTGTTTGAGATTTAGAAGTAACTTTTATTAATCTACTCAAGGTTCTAGATAAAGGAGATAATGGTCCTGCAAATAAATATAAGAATATTTCTTCTGGAGATTTTGTTGACAACATTTCATCTGTAACTTGTGAAAAAACTATACTGTGCTTATAGGGGTCATATTTTTTATTATTTCTTAAATCTTCTAAATATTCTGAATTAAATTTTTCTAAACCATAATTTATAAATACTTTAGGCACATTACCTAATCCACGACCTGTTAATAAAGATAATGGTGCTCCAACTAATTGTCTTTTAATTATACTACCTAAATCCTCATCTTCATCACCTATTCCAAATAGAGCATCAAATGCTGAGGTAAGTAAGGAATATAATACCATATAAGACGCCATCCTCATTTGCACAGCTATTATAGTAGCTAAAGCTTGAGTTTTTGATATTTCACCTGCTTTAAATAAAGAAACTATGGCATTTCTAGCAGTGGCATATTCATATTGAGAAAATCGTGCCATGTAAGAATTAGCTATTTTATATAATTGTGAAAATGTACTTTCGTTAGGTGTGGGTATATTTTTAGGTATAACATTAAAAGGGTTAGCACTAGTAGCCATTTTCACCGATTGTTCATCTGCGTAATTAGTTGATTCCTTTATTTCAGATTTATATTTATCAGTTAAATATTTTGATTTTCCTTCACCTATTTCTTCAAAATCTTTACTGTTTAAATCTACACCTGTTAATTCTTTAAACTTTTTAGAAAAATTTCCAAACCATAAAGGTCTAGATATTGCTTTATCTGGAGAAGATATTAATGTATCTGAAATTTTACCAGCAAAATCTTTTAATTGTCTCACACCTGTAAATTGAGATAAATATTGAGCTTTATCTACTACATTACTTAAGGTTTTAGAAGATTTAGGTACTCCTGTATACAAAATATTTGAATCAGCCATTTTCCCTGTTAGGTTTTTAGTGTCGTACAACTTCATAGTTTCCGAACTACCTAAATTTTCCATAGCATTTAACCCCTCTGAACCCATAACAAAACTTCCATACTTACTTATTCCTTGAGAAAGACCTTGTGGATTAGAAATAGTGCCATAGAGTAAATTAGTTCCTAGTTCAGCCGCAGCTCTAGGGACAGAAGCTAATGCGGCTTGATATCCTAATTTTTGCAATTTTTTAATTACAGTAGAAGCAACATCATATTGAACAAATGAGTCAGCAAAAGTTTTTCTTAATACTTCTTCTACACTTTTTTCTAATGCGGAAATAGATTCCTTGGATATTTTTTTTGATTTTGGGTTTTCAAATATTTTATCTTTAGCTTTTCTTAATGAAGAATTTACTGTTTTTATAGTTTCTGTCATATAGAAATCTAATAATGTTTCTCTAGCACCACTTAATGTTGAAGAAATAGGGTCGAAATTAATAGCTTTAGCCCCTGGAGTACGTTCTCTTAGTGTTCCAGCTTTAGTGGACGGGTTAACTAATTTATTGGTTTTATTAAACAAATCTTCAGGTTGTTCTTTTTGCGTTACACTATGATGAACGTAGTTATTAATGGGTTTTATTTTTTCTCCTCTTAAAACAGATGAAGTAAACACTGCTTTAGGTTCTAAAAAAACATTTATCTCATCCAAAAGTTTTAGTGCTTTTTTTTCATTTTGGGTAAAACTATCTTCTATTTTTTCCATATTTATTTCCCCATCCACGGAAAATTCGTTTTTTATTTCTTCTAATAGTTTTATATCTCGTTGATTAAGCCTTTCACTACTCTCTAACCTTTCAATTGATTCGATTGTTTTATTTATAAAATCAATAGCTGGAGCAACTTGTTTGTTATTTGGATTTGATTCAAACTCACGCTGCAATCTATAAGTCATTATTTTATACTTAGACTTTTGAACTTTATTATTTGATTTCTGTATAGTTGGTATTTTAGTTTTATATAATAATGACTCAGCTGCTTCTATTTTTGATGAGACGTTTTTAGCAAAATTAGATTGAAATTTTGAATAAGAAGTAGCTAATTTACCTAGAGTATTATTCCATATAGTTTTACTATTAAAATTACCTAGTATGTCATCCCAATAAAAAGTAGGGGTTCCTCTAAGAGATTCTTGCATTTTACTTTTATCTGAAAACAAACTTTTTAATTTACCGTATACTCTAGAAAAACCTGTTAATATATTTTTCTCTTTTACCGCAGAAACTATGTTCTCTATATTTTTTGAGGATTTATTAGATTCTACACTTATTTTTAAATCCATAGCAAATTTAGGAATATACCCATTAGATATATTTTCTTTAATAACTTTTAAGTTTTCTAAATTAGAGTAGTCTTTAGTTCCATCTTTTTTCTCCTTTACTAAACCTAGTAAATCATCTTTACTTAACTGATTTAAATACTTACCTAAATCTTTACCTCTTTCATCATACGTATTTTCAAGACTAGCTTTATTAGATATTATGTTATCTAAATACCCATCTAAGTCTGCTTCTATTTCTTCGTTTAATTTAGCAGGTAAAGACTCATTAACCTCTTCATTAACCTCTATATCTACACTATTAATAATATCAGAAGCTGTCTCCATAACTTCACCAGCCTCTGGTAGGCTAAGAACTTTTTTTCTTTGACCAAAACTTTCTAATAATTTAAAATAAGAATCAAATTTATTTAAAGGAATAATAGATGGGTCTATGGCAAATAACTCATCTAAAATTGATTGTAAATCAGGAGATGCTCCAATTTTATTCTTTAAGTTTTTCTTAGCTTGTCTTAATAATTTTTTTGATTTAGAAATTTTATCAGCTAATTCAGCTTTTTTATAAACTTTATCTATGTATTTAATAAAAGCATCTACTGACTTAGGGTTGTAGAGATTTACGGAACTTATTTTATTTATTATTACTCGTGCCTGATTTGATGTTATCTTACCTGTTTTTACAAGCTCTTTTACTTGGTTTGCAAGTTCTTTACGTTTAGTATTTACATCCCTTACAGCCCCTCTAGCAGCCCTTGCTTCTAATTTTATTTGGTCTTTAAGTGCAGCCATCTCATCAACTACTACTTTTTTCTTCTTAGGTTTTCTTAGTATCTTTTTAACTGGCGGTGCCTTAGGTATCTTTATTTCTAGCTTTTCATTTATTTCTCTTACCGCACTTTCTCTTTCAATATCTGTAGCTTCTTCATAAAATTTACTTCCTTGTAAATAACCTTGTACAGACTCTAATATAATTTCTGGATTAGTGTCTTCACCAAAATTTCTACCCTCTACCTTAGTAATTATTTCATCTACAATATTATCAACTCTTTCCTTAGATGGCTTTTCCTCTACCACTTCTTCAGCTACTGGTGTTTCCTCTACAACCTCTTCAGTAACTACTTCTTCTGTAGGAGTCTCTTCTATTATTTCTTCCGTAACCTCAGTAGTGGGGGTGGTGAGTTCTTCGATAAGAGACTCATCTTTTATTACATACTGCTGTTGTTTCTTCTGTCCTTTTTTTAATACACCATCTACCGTTACTAACTTAACAACTTGTGCATCTGAATTGTTTATTGCCTCTACCTCCGCAGCTCTATATTCAGGTAATGTCATTCCTTTACCATCAATTTCTACCACCTCAACAGTGGTTCCTTCTGGTAGTATAACTTCAGCAACCCCTTCTTCCTTACCGTATTCTTCAGCTAAACTTTCATCTACAGATGAAAAAACACCTTCAGCACCTTCATGTGCATTTATACGAAATCCTTGTAAATCTTTTTTCCCCCCTATACCTTTAAATATCTTAACAGGTTTAGTGGTTGTAATAATACCTTCCGTAACATCTGTTACTTCTTGCTTGCCTTCACTCAAAACCTCAGGTGTTACTTCCACCTCTTCACTAGCCTCAGTAGTGGGAGTTTCTTCTACTACTTCTTCGGTAACTACTTCTTCTGTTGTAGTTTTAGTTTCACTTATTCTCTCTAATCGAGTATCAATATCTGATATACGTGTTCTTTCTTTTTTAGTTAAACTTTCGTTCTTACCAGCAATTTGTTTTTGTAATGCGGCTTTTTCTTGCAATAATGCAAAAGCTTCTTGTTGTCCAGCTACATCTATATCCTTAGGTATCTGATTAAAAATAGACACCATTTCATTCATTCTTTTTATCTCATTCTCAGCCTTACTTTTAGTTGTGGTTCCATCGGCTAGTTCAATTTTTATTTTATCCGTGTATATTTGTCTAGTTTTAGGATTTGTAACTAAATTTTTTGCTAGCTCAAATTGTTCAATATTTAATTTATCTATACCATTTTGTTTGTAAGCTTGGATAGAAGCTGTCATGCCTCCCATACCTCCGCCAGCTAAAAAACCTATTTTAGCAGATTGTAATGAATTAGCTAAAGTAATCTCAGTGCTTTCTTTACTAAAAAACTCTTTTTCTTTTAAAGTGTTGTAGATGTCTTTTATACTTCTTTCAGATATATCTTGTAAAACCTCAGTTTCAGCCTCTATTAATCCTGAACCTATAACCTTAACCCCACCTTTTACTAATATATTTTTCACCTCTAGTTCTATTAAATTTTCTAAAGATTTATAACTAGCTTTAGGACCTAATTTACCTAATGCACGAAATAAAATACTTTTAGAAACCCCTGTTTTATTTAATATTTTAGACACACCTAATGATTCTAATATACCAGATGTTAAAGAAACTAAACCTGCTACACCTGCTTTTTCAGCTTCTGAAACATTTTTAAATTCCTCAATAGATTCCATTTCTTTAAAAACTGCATCATTAATTTGCAAACCAAAAGATATTGCCATTACATCACTTCGACCACCACTAGCTAACATGTGGGCTCCCATTTCAGCCATAGCAGTAGAAACCATACCCCATGTTGTTTTTTGAAATTGTTCCTGGTATTCATTAGTAACACCTCCTGTTATTTGGTCCTGTAGAGATGTTCTAATCATAGGTTTAAGTTCATTTTTTATTTGTTTAGATACTCTATCCCTATACTCCGAATTAGTTTCATCCTTTCTTTTTCCCGTAAATTCCCCCTCCTCATTAATTAAAGGCATTAAAGAATCTAAACCTTCCTCACCCATTACACTAGTAATTATATCTATCATACCACCTGATAAAGAAGCGTTTTTAGCATCAAATGTATTCACAAAACTTTTCCACCAAGATTTTACCCAATTACCCTTTTGAGCCTCTAAAGCCACATGTTCCCCCATAATTTCATTTAGCTTAAACTTAACGTCATCTAAATGAGTTTTATCTTCTCTTAATTCACTTAACTGAGATTCTAACCCAGTGGCTCTTTCCGCAAATAACTCTTCTTGGGTTTTTATTTGTTCAGGAGTGAGTAATCCGTTCTTAGCGTTATCGATAAATAAATTATAATCTTTTTCAAATTGTTTTACATTTTTTTCGTATTCTAACCCTTTGTCTTGAAATCTTCCAATCCTGCTATTCATATCTTTAATAGACTCATTAACAAGGTTTTCATCATAATACTTTAAAAATTCTTTTTTATCTTTTTTAGTTGATTCATAAATTGTTTCAATCGTTATATCTTCATACTCTTCTTTATTAGCTTGTAAAAAAGATTTTAGTTTTTGAGCCTCTTCTATAGCACCATCTTCTGTCCACGTGTCGGTATCTATCATGGTTTCCTTACCATTAGCAGCCGTAACATTCATAGTCCCTAATCCCGTGTCTTCAAATGTAAAGCCGTGGTTGTTATATATTTTCTGAAGACCCTCGGCAGCTACCTCATTATCTGCCATCATTATCTCTCTACCATAAGCATCTAGAATAGATAATGGTATTTCATTTTGTTTTTTTAACTCTGTAACATTAGATGTAACTTTAAACGATTCAGCTAATACTTGGTCTATTTGTGATTGTTGTTGAGCTAATTTATCAGGGTCTAACTCTACCTCCACTTCCTCTTCAGTAGTTTGCTCAACTACCTCTGGAGTTTCACTAGTAGGCTCTTGGGTAGTTTCAACTACTTCGTCTGAAACGGAAACATCCGAAACACCAGGTGTCTCCACTTCTTCTGTATCCGATGTAGTAACGACTTCTTCTTGTGGAGAATCCAACTCCGTAGTTTCGTCTTTTTTTTTTACCAGATTTGTAAAATCTTCTAAAGAACCTAATGTCTCTTCTCCAAAGTTTTTATGGAATTTATTAATATATGAATCATCATTTGTTATTAAATCAACAAAATCTTCATACTTACCAAACACCTCTTCTCCACCTAACTGAGAATACAAATCATTTATATATTTTTCATCCATACTATCGGTTAATTACTTTTAAGTTTACTTGCGTTTAAATTTGGTTTGTTATCAGATTGTTGTATAACACCAGTAGTTGTATATATAGCTTTTTTCTCTTTTCTTCCTACGTCTATTGCCTTTTTCATTATAGCATCAAAGGTATCCTGACTACCACCCTGTTTGTCAAAAGTTATAACATCAATATCAACTCCATTTATTTTTAATGGAAGTTCAGCATAATAATCTTCAGTTAAACCTGTTCCAAATTCAGTTATATCTCCAAATGTCACCTCAGCATTTGGGGCATTTTTTTGAATATATTGAATTATAGTAGGCTTAACTGCGTTTATTTCTTCTGGGGTGTCAGCGTTATCAACGCCTTCATGACCTGCTTCAGTTCCACCACTCCATAATAAATTTTGTACAGTTATATCTTCATCAGATGGTGTGAACGCCTCTCCTTCAACCTCTTCTGCTGTTATTTTAACATCTACATCCTTACCTTTATTTTCTCCAAGATATGCATGTATTTCATCCCATTCACCCTGGGAACCTGAAGAAGAAAACTGTCTAGTGTACTGAGATAAAATTCTTTGCGTATCTAAAGTACCAGGTTTTAAAGCATCATCACCTACATGAATAGGTATGGTTTTAGTATCTGTTTTTTTCCATATCTCAATACCATTTTCGGTTTTCTTGAATTTAAAATTAGTTTTATTCATACCATCAAAATCACCAAGAGAAGCTGCTTTAACAATATTGTATCCAGTAAGTAACTTCTGAATCCTTTTATCATCACCATTCCCCTTATCCTTAGAACTTGGAGCTGGAGTCTCTCTATAATCAACCTGTTGATTGATAATATTCTCTACTATCTCTCGTGCCTCTTTTACCGCAGGGTCATCATGGTTTTGATGGTCTACATCTGGTACTAACATGTGGTTATCATCCACCTTTACCATTAAACTTTTCCCTTCTGGTTTAGGTTGACCTTCCTCATAAAATGTATACCCTCCATATTCAGATAAAATACTAGCCACTGAATTAGCATCGTTAACAATAGAGTTCACAATATCTGTTCTTGCTTCCTTATACTTCTCTCTAGCGGTAGCATCATAGATTCTACCTTTTTGAAATTCACCAAGTTGACTAGTGAATTTTTTTGCCTCCTCTACTACATCGGTTCGTTTATACTCTAAATTTCCTGGTGTAACCAATGAAGTAACAGATATAGGTTCCCCTGTTATATTACCATTCTCATCTACAGGATTTATATATAGGTTAGTATACCCACTTTGAGTAGGCATCCACTGTAAATTTTTATTTTTAAAATCAGCGATAGAGCCTAATCTCTCAGACGCAAACACAGATAATCCTGATAACTTACCATCATCTATACCTTGTTGTGTGTTAGCTATTGCCTCATTATAATGAGTGGTTAGTTTTTTAAAGTCATCCATTTGGCTAGACATAGACATCGTAGCCCTATTAAAATCATCAGGAGATATTTCTCTTCGTTTTAATTTCTCATGTAATGCGGCTAAGGTAGTTCTTCCCGATGCAATTCCATTATATACAAACTCATTAAAGGATTGAGATTTACCAGCCTCATAATCTCCTAGCTCTTTGTATAGGTCACTAGCCATGGTATCATACTTCTCCCTAAATGCTGCCTTATCTTTCTCTACATCACCTAACTTAGTTATAATATCCTCAGCCACCATACTCCAATCAATCGGGGCTGCTCTTTGTACGTATCCTGCGTATTCTGCCATTTTTTAAATTTATTAAGGGTTGCCGCCTAAGTAACCAAATGCCGCATAATTTAAGTTGTTATAATCTATTTGGTTTGTAGCTTGAGATTGTGATATAGGTTGACCTAAAGAATTATAATATATTTCTTGAAATTGAGGTTGTGAGCTTGCTGAAGCTCCCATTAGTGATTCCGTACCTCTAGTTTCAACTTGTTGTAAACTTCCTTGTCCCTGCTTTCCATAAGGATTTAAAGATGCTGAATAAGCTGTAGCACCTGTTCCTGCCGCCTCTACCCCTGATTGAATAGCCATCTGTTGCTGATTAGCAGCTTGTGCAGCTGCCGCTTGAGCCCCTTGTAATCGCATCATTTCCACATTTCTCAACCTATTTGCTCTTTCCCTCTCTAAGTTTTGCTCTTCAGTAAGTACTATTCTATCCCTATCTGCCTGCATTCTATCTATCCGAGCTGCTTGACTTTCAGACTGAGCCCCTACCGCTTGTGTTAACCTACCAGTACCTCCTATTACTCCTGCGGCACCAGCCTCCTGCATAGCGTCTACTTGTCCAGCCGTAGCTCTAGATAAATTTCTTTCCTCTAACTCAATACCTTTAGTAGGAATTTGTAACGCCCCCATTACACTTCTGGTTTCTATTTTTTTATAGTTCTCTATTGCCTCTTCTGCTGCTTTTTCAGCGTCTTTCTTTTCTTCATTTGCTACTATCCCCTGATATACAGCGTATGTTAATTGTGCGGATGCCACACCTGCCATTACCCAACTCATTTACTTAATAGTTTTATTAATTTATTTTTCAATTTAAAGGACACCTTTTTTTTACTTTCTACAAACTTATCGTAATCCTCATAACTGTCAGCTATTACTATCTTTTCAATCTCTTTCAAATCTCTAGTATTAGTAGGGTTATGGTGTATGGTAATCCACACTAAATCTGTTAACGCTATTAAAGCTCTCTTTGTCCCTGGAGATGATATCATTGACAATGGACCCTCTAAAACCTCGCTAGTTTCCTCAGTAACAACTCTTACCTTGCCACTCATTAAAAAATTAGGGTGTTCATGTTTATGTATCTTACCTACCAATACCGTCCCTTTAGGGATAGATATTTCTCTTACATAGATGTTATCCGAAAAGGAATGTTTTAATGGGCAATTAATAGTGTCTCCAATAAAAACATTATCAATACCTTTTAAAAAATTACCAAAATTTTCTAATTCACTCCTAGTAACTCCGTTACTTTTCTTGATTTCGCTATGCTGAGTCTTTAAATCCATAATAGTAGTAGTTACAACCTCCACCACAAAGATACTAAATTAAGGGAAACTTTTGAATACTTCGCTAGAAATTGAGAATAATTCTACCTCACTAGTGCTATTATTTTCTAACAATGTTTCCATATAATACCCTCTAGCACCATACGATTCTGCTTCGGCATTTTTTAAATACAATACATAATCACCAATTACTGGCGTTACAGAAGTTGGAGGAACTGGTGGTACAGCTAATGGATTAGGAAACATCTCAATAGAAGTATCTGTTAAGCCAGTTATAGTTCCGATTAATTCAATACCTGCATTATCTCTGTATAACTTATCACCAACAGCTACTATGCTACCTATATTAAAATTAAAAGTAAGGGTTATATTTCCAGGTGCCGCACCTGTAACGGTAAGGATATCTCCAATACCTTGTGCTGACATTAGGTCTAAGTCAGTGTTACCTGCTACTCGTCTAATATAGGTGTAGTAATCACCCTCCTTTAGTTGATACTGTGTAGAGTCCATGAAACCAGTGGACATATCTGTAGTAATAGTAGTGTCCCACGCAGAGTTACTATCTAATTGAATAGTTTTAAACATCTTGCTAGTTGTGGGGGTATCATTAAAAATAGGTGTAACAGTAGACTTATTTGGAGTTCCGTAGTAATTATTTCTATTATTGTTATTATAATGCTTCCACATATTACCACCATAAAATGTATAGAAATTACTATTCATACCTATCATCCACTCAGGTATATATGAGTGAAAGGATGTCCACCCTTTATTTGCTGGTGCGTATGTTATTGTTGCTTCTGCCATAATTTATATTTTTAAGGACACACTATCTTCTCTACTACCTGACCTACACTGTCAATTCGTATTACATTATTCTTAACCCCTGTCAATTCATCGGTTACATACCATAAGTATCCACCGTTGAATATACGCTGTTCACACTCACAGAAATGATATATAAAGTCATTTACTTCTGGATACTCTTTCTGTCCATCATGATAAAATATAGAGTAGGAAGGCGTAACAGCACACGCTAAACCACTAGTAGTTTCAGGACTCGCACTATCCATGTTAAATCTTCTATGAGTGGTACTAGGATTAATAGTTATAGTAATAGGTGTAGAAACACTAGTTCCAAAACAATTGGTTGCTGTTATGTTAAATGAATATACACCAGATTTAATAGTACTTCCACTTAATGTACCATTTAACGTATCGAATGATATTCCTGGAGGTAACACCTCTCCATCACATGTTCCTTTCAATGCAGATGTTCCTGTACCAGATACTAATACTGGAGCTGTTGTAGTACATATCTCTTGAACCTCATAAACACTCACTGTATGTCGTGTAGTGTTTCCAGTAGTACAGTCGGTAGCTGTAAATACAGCACCATCAGTTCCACCATTTAATTCATAAGTGTCACATGTGGTAACAATTGCCCAACTAATAGGATTGTTGGTTGCAGGGATATTTAATACTAGACCCTCACCTATCTCAAGCTCAATAGGGGGCTGAGTAATAACAGGCACGGCAACCTCAGTACATGATGAACAACTTCCTACCGCCTGAACTAACCCTCCCGTATCAATCACAGCATAATCTGTTGTAGGTGCAGGACCTATTCTATGGAAGGCATTATTACCATCATACGTATTTAATCCACTTAACTCATTATATACCACATCACCTACCGCTGGTAATGCAGCAGCCCCTGAGTGATACCTAGTATCTGGAGATGTAGTAGCTGCACAGACACTTGTTACTGTATCATCAGTAGTATCTATAGCAAATGATTGTAGCGTACTAGCTCCTGCTTGAGCTGTAAAAGCTCCTCCACCCTCAGCAATAACCTCTACCTCACCAGGAAGTAAATCATTTTTAAAGAAAGTAATATCTGTAAGAACAGCTACATTAATAGCTTGCCCCACTATTCTATTATTCCACTTAACATAAAAGCTGTTAACCCCTGAAGGTGTACATCTAATAGTTATATTCCCTCGCCTGTTAGTGTAGTCTACAATAGAATTAACCGTTCCACTAATAGATGCACTACTTGTAAGTGTAGCAGGTGGTGTAATATTATTTCTATAGTCATATATTAGATACAAGAACTTCTCCGTAGTTCTAGTAAATGTAAATGACCCCTCATAGTTACTACCTACAATAGCAGGTACAGTAGCTGTGGATAGGGCTATTAATGTTTTTATATCCTCCTCTGTATACTCTACATTAGAAACTAAGTATCTTAAAGAATTTCCAAAATTAGGATTAAATGGTTTAATAGTAGAAGTACCTGTCAGTCCTGCTTTTAGTGTAACTGTATCTCCAGATGCAGGCATAGAATCTACACCTTCAAATGAATTAAAACTGTTATCTACCGCTAATGACCTAGGGGTAAAGGCTGTGTTATCAAAAACTATATCACCACCTGTAGTATTACTAGTGAAATCATATTGCTGATTAGAAACTAATCCACTATCCACACCATTATTAATTACCATTACTTTTCTAATAAGTCTGGTTTTTCCTGATTGAGTAATAAGAAATGGATAACTTACACCACAAGCTGTAAATGCAATAGTAACTGTTCTGTTAGCACCTGTTCCATTAGCGGCAAAATCAACCGTTATAATTTCTGAATCCTCTCCTGAATATGGAGATGCTTGACCATTAACTGTTACCCATGCACCTACCCAGGTTACTGTCCATTCTGTATTAGATGTTATATTAAACGACTCCGTACTTGCACTACTACTTATATTAGGTCTAAATCCAAGGTCCGCATTAAAAATACACGGAGAAACTGGAGTATCATTATTAGCAAGTACATATCTCTCTTTAAATGGGTCGATTGCTCCTATCTTTTGAGTGTTGGTATTAGATACAAATAAATCCTTAAAATAATCCCTCATACCCATAGAAGATATTTCAAACATACCATTATTACTTAATCTCATTACAGCCCCTCGCCTAGCATCTGTAAAGTACATATCATTACCCCACGTAGCAAAACTCTCTGGGTTTTTACTTATTCCATATTGACCTGTAAAGGTGATTTGTGTTCCTAATACCTGTGGTATAGATGCTATAGTACCACCACCTACTGCATCACTAAGTAAGTTTTTACCGTATAATATTTTAGATACTTTATTCTCTTGAAAGGCTACTAAGTCGGTATCTCTAGCGTGTAGTTTTTGAATAGAACCAAAGAACTTATCTAAGTACTTAAAGTTAGCTAACGATAGATTAAACTCATTTAGGTTATTTATACCTGTGTTTTCTCTATATATACCACTATAGGTTATAGCTTCCTCTACTCGTTGTTGTTTATAATCCTCTATAACAGAACTGGTTCTTGGGGAATACTTTAATGTAGGAGCATTAAAGTCACCACGTATTCTAAGTCCCTCTACACCATTACCAAAACAATAGGCATTATACATACTGTTTTCTGTGTCAGATGTAGTTGCCGAAGGTTTAGTTGAGGTATTTAAACTAACTACCGCTGGAGAATTTGATGTTAAGTTTTGATTGGAAGACGCACCTAAGTTACCTTGGTGAGCCCCATTAATAATATCTAAAGTTTCACTCAGTTCGTAATAAATATCCGCAGGATTTTCTATAGGTAAGGTTTCGAAAACATTAGTATTTGTTTGTTGTATAATTTCAAACTTAACCGCTATATATCCTCTTTTATCTATAGGTCCTTGGTGAGGAGCCCCTGTTCCTCTAATACCCATAAATACTGTTTTACCAGCAGTATACTCCGACCAGTTACTTGCGGTGTTTGGTGGAGGATTAGGACTGCCTGTAGTTTGAGCTAATTGATTAAAATTATCACCAGTTCCTGTTCCACTACCACCTTGTTTAACGCCAAATCCTCTTCTAAAGAAAACCTGAGAAAAACCCAAATCAGTACCGTCAGTATGTAAGTGTACAAAATCTCTATAAGCCCCACTTTCCCAAAACCACTCTTCTATATTAACATATTGTAATGGAGAGGTCCACTCTTGCCATTCCTGCCAATTATCTCCAGCACCAGTTGGACTTACACCTCCACTAGTACGTTGAACACCACTTACATTCTTTATTCGCATTCTTATTCTAGAACCAGCAGATATAGTCCTGTCAATAGTAAATTTATTGGAAGCAGCAGCAGTTTGTGGGTAACTCACTGTTTCTCCTGTAGGTGTGGTAAACCAACTATTATGTCCTGGTACAATAGCCGCTTGTTGAGGAGTGTTGTTATCGTCCCAATTAATAAACTCATCAAAAATATTCTTCCAGTTTTTACAATGTACATTTACCACCCAATAATCTCCTATTTTATAACCACTAGAAATAGGGAATTTTATTTTAAATATAATAGGAGGTAGGGGCGATAAATTAGTGTTACGTATCTCATTTCCATTCACCGCATCTATAGGTGTATTTTCAGTTCCTTGACACCTTTGATATCCTGCGTCAGTAAAAACATCCCAATGAAAAGTATTAGCACCATCAATTACTATTTTATATCTAGCATCACTTAGCCACTGGTCGTGAGTTTCATTTTTACCATAATAATTCGTTCCACTAGTGAAAGGAATTAAATCTAATTCATAGTGAGTTGCAGAGTTTCCATAATAAACAGGGGTGTTTACAATAGATATTCTTTCCCTATTATTACCAGTAATATCAGGTTGTATATCTATCCAATCTCTCTCGGTAGAGAGGGGGTGATTAGTTCCGATGGGATATTTACTCCAATGACTAGTGATATAATTTCTATTAAATACATCAGAACCATTAAATAAAGTGCTATCATCTACTTTTATCTTAAAATACAATCCTTCTGCTTGTGATTCCCCATTATCTAAAAAATCTTCAGGTTGACTTTGTATATCTAAAATTTTATATTGACTAATACTTTCAGTAGCCGTACCTTCAGCACTCTTACAGATAATATAATCATTAATCTTTAATTTGTCTATATCTGACCTATTTATCCTAAACCACCTAAAAACTTCATCAATAAAGTAATATATAGGGAATATATTATAGTAATCTCCCTTAGCTTGCTTAATAAATATTCTATATTTTTTAGCGAAAGCTGGGGCTTCATTATTTATAGATACCCTAATATCATTAGCAGTAAGTGAATTAGTAGGAGGAATATGAACCGTATTATTAGTAACATTAGATGTTAATACCGTAGTCATCCTACTGTAGTCATCTAAATAAACTAACCCTATCTCATAATCTCTATCACTCCTAAATGTAGGAAGTGGTATGGAAGTTGGTAATGGTAAAGGTAATACTTCTAATTGATAATCTATATCTATAGGTGTTCCATTACTATCCGCTATATTATAAAACTGAACATAGTTTCCATAAGCAATTCTACTACCTATTAATTCTTGTGCTTTTGCTTTTAATGGAACATTATCAAATAATCTAGTAATCTCATCTGGAGGTAATACCGTGTATATTTTATTATTATCAAATGTATTAGTAAACCTACCATTAGCATCAATACCTAAAGAAGGGTCATTAATAATATTTTCAATTTTAAATGAATCAATAACATTAATATTAGTACTAGCTGTATCTCTAAAGAGTAATTGAATTTCTTTTATCCTAGGGTCTGGCACCCATCCAGTCCCTGGATTAGAGCCGTTTATAAAATAATCTACATCTACCCTATTATATGTATTAACCATAGACTGAAAATCTCCTTCACCAAAATCATAATTATATATCCCAGGTCTAAAAGCAGTGGATGAAAAGGGAGATATAGCACTATACTCATCATTCTCATACTTATACCTACAAGCAAACTGTAAAAATTTATACCTTAAATTATCTTCTTGATTTGCTGTTATTGAGTTTTTTAAAGTAATTAAAGGAGAGTTTAACGGTGGTTTTACTATAACGGAAATATCATCCTCAATAAAACCATTAAGAGCATAATATTTTTTTACATTTAATCTACGTGGAGGATTTAAATTATCGGTCCAGAATAATAAATCATCTATAATATTAACACCAGTTATTAAATAATTAGCATCAAACTTTAATACCCTACCTTTAGTATCTTTTAATAAAGTAGTGGTAATACTATTAATTTCATTATACTTTAGTACGTAATCAAAATCAGAATCTGTAACAAACCAATATATATTATTATTAGCCTCATCAGCAATTGCACCAATAGTTTTAGCACCTGTACCTGTAAATGTTTGATTACTAGCGTTGGTATTACCCTTGATATTCTCTAACGCCCCTACTCCTGCACCCTCAGATGCAGACACTTCAATATTCAACGCATCCCTATACTGACCGTCTGGAATCAGACGTTCATCAAGGTCTTTGTTCATTATACCTTGTATAAAACTTTTAATTAACCTCATTTAATCCACTTATCTCTGCCCCTTAGAGTCATCAATAATCTTCCAGAGTGCATATTGCTTAATCTAATCTTAGCGTTTCTAAGTTTAGCCATTTTATCTTTCTTAGCTCTCCTTACTACATATTCCTGGGTATCTATCTTATTATCTAAAATTGCCCATCTAATGTAGCTGTATATGTAGTCCTCTGCTAATTTATTAATTGTAACCGAATCATCGTTACCATTCTCCATACCATCAGATACATACTCTAGTACTATAGATTGAGCCTTAACACCTGAGCTAAAGTTAATAACACCTGCTTGTTTATTAATTCTAAAGCTGTCGTTTACATTAGCCTTAGACGTATCTAATCCATAATCTCCACCTATTCCGTAACTAAAATACCAACAACCATCTACACACCATCCCCATTGTCCGTATCGTAGTCCATTTTCTAAGAACTGTTGCTTAGGTAATCCTGCTAACCTATCTCGGTCTAGTTGAGATAATTCCTCCTCTAATACCTCTCCATTCTGGTCGAATAATAAATTACCATTATTATCCTTTAGGTATTCATTAGCGTAGTTAATCTGACTATTTTCGTGTAAAGGAAATAATATACCATCCTTCTCTACTGATATACGTACATAGTTTACGTAGTCAGGAGGAAGAATAAACCTTAAGTCATCACCTACTGATTGCTGTAATACCTTTATGTTTCTTAATGCATCGTAGTTAATTTCTTGAATACCTCTCTTAGCGTGAAACAATACATTATATCTAGTAATATTATTAACCAACTTATCATCACCTACATACATTAACATAAAATTGTTAACAATATCTTTGAGTGATACATATTGGTACTCTCCCCAATTTGCATTCTGAGGCACTGTACCTGAGTTGGTGTAGTATTGATAGTTAGTTATATATGCCATTATGTTTCTTTTTGGTCGTTAATAGACTCTTCCTGTGCTGCAAAAGATGTTATACCTGGTTCTCTAATATTAACACCAGCATACTCCAATATCTTGAAAACAAGAGTATCTTGGTCTGAAAGAGGTAACTCAAAGTCTTGGTAGTCGGCAGCTGACTGATTAAATACAGGTGAGCCAGATACTGTATTATAGGTCCACTTAGGGTCAGATGGATAGCGTACATATAGAACATCGATGTTGTTTGTTATGGTTGATGGATAT